TTCCGCCACACCTTGCTCTAAACGATTCTGCGCTTTAGCAAATCCTGCAACACTGCGGTTGGCTTTTTCTGGACTACGCTTTGTTGGGTCTGCTTTATGTTTCATAGAGTCGGAACTTACTTTTTGTTGATAACTCTTTAGTGCATTATTGCTAACTTCCGCCACACCTTGCTTCTTATATACATCCTTGAATGCTTTATTAAAAATGTCAGTAGCTTGCTTAGTTGTTTTTTTAGCAGTGGTTGGCGTGGCAGTATGTTGTGGGTCAGAGTCGCTATAGTGGTCTCTTGAACCATATGTGCTATGACTTCTTGTGCCATCAGATTTCATACGACCTTTGGGTTCTTGGCTGTCGCCTTCCGCCACATCAGATTCTGGTTTCTTCTGCCCGTACATGTCTTTTCCATCTTTATCATAATGAGTTGGGGGAAAATCATACGCTTTATTATGAATATCTTGCCTGGCCCATCTATTCATCTCACGCGGCCGGGGAATTAATTTTACCGTAGGCGTATGCTTATCTTTCAATGCCCAGTTATTCATTCCTTCCGCCACACCTTGCTCTTTACTTTTCTTCAGTGTATCGGGATGTGCCAAACCTTTTTTGACTTTTTCTGCCTGACTCATCTTATCAACTTGTTTGCCAAGTTTAGGATCAACATCATGCCAAGTCTTTGGATAGGGCTTTTTATCACCTTCCGCCACACCTTCACGTCCTGCTTTGGCTAATGCCTTCATACCATTTTTGCCATACTTTTCATTGCCTTTGGCAGCACGACTCATTGGTCGTTTATTCTCTATTACTTTTTCTGTGCTAACAATTATGTGATTTATTTTCATTTACTACCCTTTTCTTTATATGCCCAACGAGGTCCACCACCACCGCTACCTGTTCCATTATACCATGCATCGTATTCAGCTTGAGGTAAAGATTTTAGCCATTTAGAAAGCACTCCGGCCGCTGGGATTTTTCCATTTTTGTCAACAAATCTAGTGGCAATGACCCCTTTACGATTATCACCTATTTGCGGACTCAACCAAACGCCATTCCACGCAGGTTCCCACATCATTATTTTTGTTGGATTAAATTCCCATTTTGTTGGGGAGAGCGGTCTAAGCAGATACACAGTTCCAGTTCCTCCGGGCGATGGGTTTGGAATTTCTTTATAATTACCTTTGGGAATTTGAATTGAAGCTTGACCAATCTTGCTTGCAGGGACCATATGGGTCCAGTTACTGGGTAGGATATCATTACCATTCCCTTTAGCAGTAGTTGCGGCAGGTGTTTTCTGAGATGCCAGCCACTCTAGTGGACTCATTGCAGGAACCCTAGTTTTTGCATGGCTTTCAGATAGGCTCTCCACACTTTATCAGTCCAACCAGGACCGGTTGGTCGTTCGTAAGTCTTTCCGTCTACGGTTGCACTTTTTGGCAAAGGACCAATATCTAGATTTGCATCTCGCATTTTTCTATCATTTTCTTTTTCTGCATAACTTGAATCAGTAGAACTAGTAGATGTGGGTGCTGGTGCAAGTGCTGGCAATTGACCAGACATAGCCTTCTCTCTAAGGTCTTCTATACCATCTATTGTTGCTTTTATATCTAATTTTAAATCGGCATCAGTAGTATCTAGTCCAAAATAACGCACAAGTATAGGCAACTGTTTTTTAATTATATCAACATCTTCTTTTGATATAAAGCCAGCTGCTACAGCCTGTCCAACTGTGCCTGCCTGCCCGGCTCCTGGTTCTCCGCTAGGCACACCGCCCTCTCCACCGCCGGCACCACCTTCAGGTCCTCCGCCAAGCTGATCTTCTGGTTTTTCTTCTGGTGTTTCTTTCCACCAATCCCATAATTCTTTAACACCTTCATATGCTCCCCATCCGGCTAATCCCGCACTGGCAACCTTGGGCAAGGCCGCACGAATTGGATTACGGGCTTTATTCACAAGTGAACGTCTAGCCAGTGAATCGGCTTTTGCCTTGACTGCTTTCCTAACGCCGGCTTTGGCACCCTTTCCCACACCAAACATTCTACCAAGTCCCTTTACTAACGGAGCAATAAATTCATTTAATTGTTCTGGCTTATTTTCAATTAAAATAGTAAAAATTCTAATTTGTTCAGCAGGTGAAAATTCATGTAGATTTTCAGATATCAGCCTACGTTTGAGAGTATTTCTACTTTCTGTTGTTACCTTATATTTTTTAAGAATATTATTTAATTGAGTCAATGCAGTAGTTAAATCAGAGGAAGCAGCACCTGCTGCTCCACCAGCCGCACCACCTGCGGCTGGTGGATTACCTTCACCACCTACCGCAGTTTCACCGGGTTTTTTCGCTGCATTTGCAGCATTTTTTGCGGCAAGCGCAGCAGCCATTGCGTCATCATTAGAAAACGGTTTGTCCGCAGGAGCAGCCGGTGACGCTGTAGTTGATGAATCAGTAGAAGAGTTTCCTGCTTGATTTGCCGTATCTGGGTAAGGTTCAAACTTGTAAGGGGCAGAGTCAGTGCCGGGCCCAGGATCTTTACCGGCTTGGTTAGTTCCCGAAACACCGCGGCTAGTACCAAACGTTCCAAAATTAGAAGAAGCATTGTTAGGAGATGTGCTAAATATTGGTTCATCTGGCTTTCCACCAACTACACTCTTAACCGTATTCAGGTTGCTTGTACCAACGTTTAGTTCTTTTGCTTTTGCTTGATCGTCGGGGTCTTTAAAATAACTTAGTGGAGGCTTTTCACCGGGCATTCGGGCTAAAATATACGGATCTTTACGGTCTGCATTACCCAACCATTTTTCTTGTTCGGGAGTAGGAGTCCATTCTTCCCGTAAGACTAATTCATTTATTTTCATTTTAGTTTACCTTGTTTAGTATTTATCAATGCCTTAACAATAGTGTACTTAATACGCCTGGATCGTTTGCACTAACATCCCCTTCACCGGGAGCAACAATAACATTGTACTTCATGCCAGTTGGAATTGAATTTCTTTTTGACATGTATTCAGTATAACTTAATATACTTGATGCACTAATGCCGTATTCGTTCGCAATACGTTGTTTCATTTGAGTAAGAGCCTCAGGACTAGCAGGTTGCCATGCACCATCTGCTGTCTTTTTCAAGTTACCCTTTTCATCCTTAGCCAACAAGTCATAAAATAGTTTTTCAGGCACTATACGACTATTCTTAGTTTTATCTAAGTTTGGATCTTGTGCCTTAACTTGTTTTTCTTGTGTAGTATTAGCACCTTCACTCCAATTGATAATAAAGTTAGGCGGCTTATTAGCCAATGCTGCTCCGGCCATCTTGGTGTAAGCATAGAATCTAACATCAGGATGTTTAGCAGCCATTTTCAATGCTAAATCTAAGTATTCTGGACTAAAGAAGTCACCAGCATCATGCCAACGAACTGTTGTTTGCCAACCATTAGGGAATTTCTTATCACCCTTTGCTGCTGCTTGTGCCTCAACAGAGATTTCATTGCTTAATTGATTAAAGAAACCATCTGGATCATTCAATAGATATGTTAGTATTCTTCCGTCACTTTGCCATGCTGCCTTAAATTGAATCTTACCGCCCTTCATGGCAAAGCACTCTACTTTACAAGAGCCAGCACCGGGACAAGTATTAACAACGATTAACTTATTGGTTTGTTCATCTAGTGCAATTCCTACTAATGCTGCGAATCCAACATTAAAAAATTGTTCAAACTCTCCATTACTATGCTTCATCTTTTCGTTTTGCTTTAGTAACGCTTTGGGACGAATTGCTAATGTTTGTTTAATTTTATCCTCATCATATGTTTGACCATCTGGACTTAAGTATGTAACTACACTACTACGATGGATGTAAGGCATTTTGTATTTGTCTGTTTTAGTTTTACCAGTAGTATACTTTTCGTTGCCTTTCTTATCTACTTTGACATTACCTGCTTTATCTAAGTCAGGTGTGCCAACAATACGCTTCATGTAGTCTTGAAATTCTTGGCTATCTAAATCACGGGTACTTGCTGGTAGTTTGGTTGCTTCACCCAACCCAGATAGTTTACGAATTCTATCTAAGTGTTCTTGGCCTCCCGCCACACCTTGCTTTTCGACACTTATAATATTATTCTTAGGTACACGATACTTTGCTACAGTTTGTTCTGTATTTCTTGGACTAGGATCAACTGATTGAACGATGAGCTGACCATCTTTCCAGCCAACAACTTTGCCTTCAATTTTAGGATAATGATTGCTATGATACCAAGTAATCTTGTCACCTGCTTCGGGCTTACCATGTGGATATGGCATGGAGCCTTCCGCCACACCTTCTTCTTCATCTGGCATATCACCCGCACTAGCAACAAATTGCTGAGGAGTCATAATTTTTATTCCCGATGGTGCGCCTGCTAAATTGGAATTAGTTGACTCTAATATATCATTTATTTTCATATGTCTCCGTAAATCATTTACTTTATTAGGCAAATATGCTATAATATACTATATTTATCACTACTGGCAATTCTTATGACAAATAATCATATCAAACGTATTGGGTTTGCGTGTAAGTTTTCTGAAGTTAATACTAAAAACTTTGTAGTTAGTGTGCCTGAATTAAACACGGGCGGCACAACTTTAACTTGGTTAAAACGTCAAAAACAAGAAGTAGCAGAACAAAAATTGTGGGATACTATGGAAAAAAATATAACCCATACTCATAATCTTGTAATGAAAGTTGGATCCCTTGTACCGGAACTCAGAATGGTTAGGTTAACTAGCGATATGCTAACTGCATATACCCATCCTGATTGGGAATATTTTTATAAACGCCAGGATGTGATTAACCGTATGGAAGAATTATTCACTAAAGTGGGCAATTCTGCTAGAGAAAATGATGTTAGATTGTCTTTTCATCCGGGACAATTTACTGTTTTAGCAAGCGCAAGTGATGATATCATAAATAACAGTATTAAAGAGTTTGAATATCATGCGGATATGGCTCGTAGTATGGGGTATGGTAAACAGTTTCAAGACTTTAAAATCAATGTTCATATTTCGGGTAGACGAGGTCCGCAAGGAATCAAAGATGTAATGAAACGTCTAACTGTAGAAGCTAGAAATATGATTACTATTGAAAATGATGAAATGACATGGGGAATTGATTCAAGTATGGAATTGATAGATACATGTGCATTGGTACTAGATATACATCATCATTGGATTAAAACTGGAGAATATATTGAAAATAATGATGATCGTATTAAAAGGATTTGTGATAGTTGGCGTGGCGTGCGCCCTGTTATACATTACTCCGTTAGTCGTGATGACTTACTTGTTGGCCATTCCCGATTACAGCGCCCCGCTCTTTTTCCGTTAATGGAGTCCGGGCATAATAAACAAAAACTTAGAGCACATTCTGATTTTTATTGGAATGATGCAGTCAATGATTGGGCATTGACATTTTCTGACAAATTTGATATAATGTGCGAAAGCAAGGCAAAAAATTTAGCATCGTTTTCCTTGTATGATCTACGTAAGGATAAAGAATGTTCAACAAATTAAAAAATATATTTAGTAAATCTAAACCAGTCATCTCTACTGTAGAAACAATTCCTAGTAGTGTAACTACAAGTATACCAAAAGAAAAAAGAAAAAGAAAGCCAAAAGAAAAAAAAGAAGAGAAAATTTTAAGTGCTAAAGAATTAGCCACTAGCAACGGAGAACCATATGTTAACATTGTTAAAATGGATATTGATCATGATGATATTAATAGTGGTTCTGTAGAATTAGATTTCAATGACAAATTTGTTTTAAACTTAATTCGTGCAGGTTACAAAATAAAAACTACTGATACTGATAATGATATAGTTGATCGGTGGTGGATTGGACTGTGTAGGGCGACTGTACTGGAAACGTTTGATCAGGAAATGGGAGATCCAGATAAGAGAAACAGCTATCGTAATGTACGAACTAAAGATTTGGGTGATGGGCGTACAGAAGTCAGTTAACAATTTGGTTAAGCACACTAAAAAAGTTGTTGACAATAAAGAAAAAACAGTGTATAATACACGCATTGTTAGACAATAGTGTTTAACAATAAAAAACTTTCTTAAGGAAAATAAAATGGCAACAGTAAATGCAACCGCTGTAAAAACAGCAACAGCAAAAACAACCGCTAATAAAACTTCACTGACAGTATTGAATGGTCAATCTGTTGCTGTGGTAATTGCATCGGTACCCTCTGCAAAGACTAAACTAGTGTGGCGTCCAAACCGTCAGAAGGTAAATATTAGTCAATTAGATAATGTCTTGGCTAAGACTAAATCTCAATTAAAGAACAAAAATGTCGTTGACTTGACTAATGAAATTTCGGGTTACAAGAAGTTTCAAAATATTATTGCTTTCTTAAAGGCAAACAACATTAAATTTAAGGTTGTAGACATACCTAAATTTGAGAATCACAAACTCCGTGCTTTAATCATCCCTGAGGAAGTACAACGTCTATTAGATAAACCTCATTGTGCTAAAATCAGTAGCGGGTTTGATCCTCGCTTACTAAGCCCTATCTTTATTGTGCGACTGAAGGGCACTAATCAATTGCTGGTTATCGACAGTATGCACACATTAACTGTAGTTGGTTCATTTGCAAAAGAAGGTATTTGGGATAACGTTCCTGCAGATTGGCTTGACTTTGAATATCCATGCTGGGTAGTAGATACTGACCAAGAGAGTTTTTCTCTATTGGCTGGTCTCTATCGTAACGGTGAAGGTTCTAAGCCTTGGGACGAATTTGACTATCATCGTGTTCATGTTCGTAGCTATCGTTTGTATGGGGACAATGGTCTTAATGACAAATACAAACTAGCTGCTGAGAAACAAACTCATTGTGAAAGTGAAGATACGATTCCAATGGCACCTAATCATCCTCATGCAGGTCGTGCCGGTACGTTGACTCATATCAAGGCTTTGACTAGCTTTACTGATGATGATATGGATAAATTCAAATTCATTATTTCAACGAATAACAAATACTGGCATGGTTCAGAAGTGGACTCGCAAGCATTTGGTTTCTATGGTCACTTGTATGCAGGACTAATGAATGGCAACGTGCCTATGAAGGGTAAAGCGTTTGATGAATTCATGAAGAATATTCATGCTATCGTTAAAACTTTCTTTGTTGGGTTTCCTGAGTTGCGTAGCATCACCGCAGAAACACACAAGGCATGGTTGAAGATTCAAGGCAAAGATGCAAAGACTCCACCTTATAACTGTGCATTAGCATTGGTACTTAAAATGTACAAGAAAATGCACGGTAAGCACTTGGTTACTACTGATGTAAGTGATTTCATTTATACACCAGCACCGGGAATCACGCATGATATCTATGATTCTCTTCCGCTGAATATTCGTCAGAATGTCGGTAACTACACTCTCTAATCACGGGTGGTTCTATAACATTATCCAAGCACAAACTCTTGTGCTTGGATATGGTATTACACTCAGGGATCTACCCGTTGACAGATTGTTAGAATATTCTAACCACGTTGCGGCTGCACAACAGTTTTGTAATTTATATTATGGTGATGTTCATCAGATTAAAGATTTAGAACGATACGTTAAAAAACAATGGGCAGAATATAGACTTGAACTAAGCAATGATAAACTAGAATGGTTAGATCCAGTACATGGAATTAACCTCAAGGATCTAGAAAATTTTGTTGCTGATAGAATCATCAATTACCCATATGACACTATCAGAAAAGTAAAGTCAAAGTTTCTCCCGTTTACTATTAATAACCCACTACTGTTCTCTAACATCAATTCCAATCCTGATATGTTTTTGGAAGAGGTCAAGTTGACAAAATAATTTTATTATGCTATACTACTGATATGAAATACGCACTAATAGATACCGCAAATACCTTCTTCCGTGCTAGGCACATTGCATCACGCAATAGTACTGCGGAAGAAAAAGTAGCGATGGCCTTACATCTTACATTGGCTAGCACAAATCAAATTGTGCGTAAGTTCCAAATTGACCATGTGGCTTTTTTATTGGAGGGAAAATCGTGGAGAAAATCCTACTATGCTCCGTATAAAAGGAATCGTGTTGTAGATACAATGTCTCAAACAGAGGCAGAGGTTGAAGAAAACACCATGTTTTGGCAAACATATGACACCTTCACGACCTGGCTCAAAGAGAAGACAAACACAAGTGTCTTGCGTGATCCAAACGCTGAGGCTGATGACTTGATTGCCAGGTTCATTCACTTGCATCCCGATGATGAACATTTCATTATCAGTAGCGATACTGACTTTCTACAATTAATTGGTCCAAACGTAAAACAGTACAACGGTATTACAAATGAATTAATTACACTTGAGGGCTACCTGAAGGATAATGGTAAGCTTGTATTAAATAAAGAAAAGAAACCTAAACTACTTGAGGATCCACAATATATACTATTCCGGAAATGCATGAGGGGAGATTCAACCGACAATGTGTTCAGTGCTTTTCCCGGGGTGCGTGAGAAAGGTAGCAAAAATAAAGTTGGATTGATTGAGGCATACGCTGATAGAACTAAGCAAGGCTATGCGTGGAACAATATGCAATTGCAGCATTGGCAGGACCACAATGGTGTGGAACATCGTGTGCGTGACGACTATGAACGCAATCGCAAATTAATT